GCGCGCCGCCCCCCCGCGCGACGAGGTGCTACCCGAGTGTCCCGCGTGGCTCGACGATGTCGGCCGTGTCGCGTGGAATGACTGGCTCCCGCGCATCGCCGCGATGAAGATCCTATCGAGCGGAGACCGGGACGCGCTCGCGCTGATGTGCGACACATGGTCGCGCTACCTCGCGGCTCGGGAGAAGGTCGTGAAACTCGGCGAGGTGATCCCGCTCAAGAACAAGGACGGCTCGCTCCGCCTGTTGAAGCGCAACCCGTACAGCGCGATCCTGGCGGAGCATGGCGAGCGTCTGCGACGGATGATGAGTGAGTTCGGATTGAGTCCAGTAGGTCGCGCCCGTATCGGCGCAGCAAAGGAGCAAGCACCAGATGAGCAAGTCCAAGACATCTTCTCCCGCCGTAGACCGGGGGCTTGAGGTCGAGCGCGTCGAGGTCTCGACGCTGCTCAACGATCCCGCGAATGTCCGCAAGCACAACGAGCGGAACCTGGAATCCATCAAGGCGAGCCTCGCCCGGTTCGGACAGCAGAAGCCGATCGTGGTCGGTCGGGACGGCGTGGTGATCGCCGGCAACGGGACGCTCGCGGCGGCTCGATCGCTCGGATGGAGCATGATCGACATCGTGCGGTCGCATCTCACGGGAGCGGAGGCGACGGCCTACGCGATCGCCGACAACCGGACGGCCGAGCTCGCGGAGTGGGACGAGGAGTCTCTCGCGCAGCAACTCGCCGCGCTCCAGATCGAGGACGAGGAACTGCTCGCTGCGACCGGGTTCGACGAACTAGAACTAGAGAAGATGACCGCAGAGTCAGAGATTGGATCAGATACATACACCAGCAAGATTGCTTCTCCGATATACGAGGTAACCGGAGAGAAGCCGCAGGTTGCAGATCTCGTTGATCGATCGAAGACCCAAAGTCTTCAAGAGGAGATCGCCTCCGCAAATCTTCCAGAGGATATCTCCGAGTTCCTTCGGTTAGCTGCGGAACGGCATACGGTATTTGACTTCAGGCGTATCGCCGAGTTCTACGCGCATTCAGATTCGGTCGTCCAAGACCTCATGGAAAGATCCGCTCTTGTGATCATTGACTACAACAAAGCGATCGAATACGGCTTTGTCCGTTTGAATGACGCTCTCGGGAATCTAGCCGATAAGGATGATGAATATGAGGGATGATTTTTGCGCGTTCATCCTGACGCATCGCAGACCTTCTGCGGTTCATACATACCGGACACTGCGCGCCAGCGGCTACACGGGTGCTATCCGTTTGATCGTCGATGACGAAGATCCGACGATCGAAGAGTATCGATCTGAATATGGCGAACAGGTAGTCGTCTTCAACAAGGCATCGCAGGACTGCTGTATCGATCCTGGCGACAACTTCAAGAATCGCAACTCAGTTCTGTGGGCACGAAGTGCTGTTCATCGCATTGCGAAGGAACTCGGGTTCAGATACTTCATCGAGTTAGATGACGACTATCTCTCGTGGTATCACCGCTATCGGAGTTCACTTGAATATGCGTCTATTGCGATTCGCAGTTTAGATGCGGTGTTTGAATCTATGGTTGACTTCCTGCAATGCTCTAACGCAATCACGGTTTGCATGTCGCAGGGTGGTGACCATATCGGCGGAGCTAAACCAAAGGTCGGGATCAGTCGCAAGGCAATGAATACATTCGTCTGTGATTCAGAGAGACCATTCTCCTTCTTCGGTCGTGGCAACGACGATGTCAGTATGTACTGCTTGAACGGACTACGAGGTCTTCTGACTTTCACTATCCAACGGATTCAGGTCAACCAGAACGCGACACAAAAACAATCCGGAGGTTTGACGGAGTTCTATCTAGAAGTTGGAACATATGTCAAGTCCTTCTATAGCGTCATGTTCGTTCCCTCGGCCGTGCGGATCGGAACCCTGACAGGTAACCGAACTGATATGCGTTCTCATACTCGTATTCATCACGCGATCAACTGGAATGCTGTTGTTCCGAAGATTCTGAGCGAAGAGTATCGAGTCAAGAGACTGGTATCGCCGAACGGATTTGTATCGAAATCTCGGAAGTAAAGACTGATGCCCAAGAGGAAGACATCTCTACCAAGCGTCGGGCGTAAGCCGAAGAAGCCGACCGAGCATCCGGCGGCGAAGTGGAACACGATCCCCGGCTATGACGCGATCGCGACGGCGGGCAACTGCACCTTCGACGAGCAAGCCGCGCTCCATGTCATCCGGTTCATCGAGACCGCGTGCAAACTCACGACGAGCACTTGGGCCGGGATGCCGTTCACGCTGCTCCCGTGGCAGAAGGCCGTAATCGCGAACGCCTATGGGTGGATCCGCCCGGACGGCACGAGACGCTATCGTCGCGTTCACATCCTCGTCCCTCGCAAGTGCGGGAAGACCGAACTCGGCGCGGCCATCGCGCTGTATCACCTCCTCGCGGACGATGAGCCTACGCCCGAGGTGATCTCGATCGCGGCCGACCGCGCGCAGGCGGGGCGATGCCTCGAGGCGGCGAAGCGCATGGTGCGCGCCGAGCCGATGCTTGAGAGCCGCACCGAGGTCTATCAGCACCGGGTGATCGTGCCGAGCACGGCCGGCGTGTACAAGGTCATGTCGAGCGAGGCTCCGAGCGCGCACGGCCTGAACACGAGCGCGTGCATCGCGGACGAGGTGCACGCGATGGAGAATCGGCGCGAGCTGTGGGAGGCGATCGAGACGAGCGTCGGCGCGCGCCGGCAACCGATGCTCGTGACGATCACGACCGCCGGCACGCTCCGCGAGAGTCTCGAGTTCGAGATGTACGAATATGCGTGCAAGGTGCGCGACCGCGTGATCGACAACCCGTACTTTTTGCCCGTGGTCTACTCGGCGAGCGATGGAGACGATTGGACGAGTCCGGAGACCTGGCGACGGGTTGCGCCGAGTCTCGGGCACACGGTGCACGAGGGGTACTACGCCGAGAAGTGCAAGGAGGCTCAAGAGCAACCGAGCATGGAGACCCCGTTCCGCACTTACTACTTGTGCCAACATGTCTCCGCCTCGAACCGATGGCTCCGCATGGCGGATTGGGACAAGTGCCGTCTCGACTTCGACGAGTCCCGGCTTGCCGGCCTCCCGTGCTACCTCGGGATCGACTTGGGCGAGACGAGCGACCTCACCGCGCTCACGGCGGTATGGCTCGACAAGGACGAGGCGTGGGTGCGCTCGTGGGCGTTCGCGCCCGAGGAAGGAGCGCAGCGTCGGCAGAAGCGCGACAAAGTGCCCTACCTCGACTGGAGCCGGCAGGGGCACATGAGGCTCACGCCGGGCGACGCGACCGACTACGAGTTCGTGCGGCGGGAGATCCTGCGGATCGTCGGCGAGCACAAGGTGCAGGCGGTCGGGTACGACCCGTACAACGCGAGCGGCCTCGCGCAGCAACTCGAAGCGGACGGCCTGCGGCTCAAGCGCGTTCCCCAGTCGTACTACTACATGGCCGAGCCGACCAAGCGATGGGAGGCGATGGTGACGAATCATCGGCTCCGGCACGACGGCAACCCGGTGCTCACTTGGGCGATGTCGAACTGCGTGGTCGAACTCGACGCGAACTCGAACCCGCGCCCGAGCAAGCGACGGTCGACGGAGAAGATCGACCCCGTGGTCGCGGGAATCGTGGCCCTCGCGGTAGCACTCGATGCCGCGCCGACGGTATCACAAGCGACACCGTACGCCGAGAGAGGAATCCTATGGCTCTGATCGACTGGTTCCGCCGACCCGCCCCGACTCCCGAGCCGACGCTCGAAGAGCGCGCGGTGATCGACCGCTCGCCGATCGGACAGCCTCCGGGCGGAGCGCAGGCGTATATCTCGACATACGCGGACACGGGCCGCTCGATCACGCCGGAGGCCGCGAGGGAGGCTCCGACGGTCTACGCCTGCACGCGACTCATCTCCCAGAGCGTGGCGCGGATGGAGTGGCGAGTGATGCGCCGGGAGGGAGGGATCCCGGTTCCCGCTCGCGAGCATCCGCTCTATCGGCTCCTGAACATCGAGCCGAACCCGTACATGGGTGCGATGGTCTGGCGCGAGTCGATGCTCCTCGACTGCCTCCTATATGGGAACGCCTATGCCGTGATCGAGCGCGACGCTGTCGGCCGCGTGGTCGGCCTGCACAAGTTGCGAGCGGACTCGGTCGAGGTCTCTCGCGGCCCGGACGGGATGCCCGTCTACTCGTACACCTCGTCGCGTTGGGGCGTGTCGAAGAGCACCGATCAGGTGTGGCAGGCGTTCGACATCTTCCACCTCCGCGCGCCGAGCCTCGACGGTCTCCTCGGCGAGACTCCGATCTACCTCGTGCGGAACATCATCGGCGTGGAACTCGAGGCGGAGAAGTTTGTCGCTTCGTTCTTCCGCAACGGCGCACGGCCGGCGGGCCTCATCAAGGTCACGGGCACGCTCACCGAAGAGGCACTCAAGCGGCTACGCCAGTCGTGGCAGTCGATCACGGGCGGGGCGGAGAACGCCGGCCGCGTGGCGATCCTGGAGAGCGGCTACTCGTGGGAGAAGGTCTCGGTCGATCCCGAGGAAGCGAAACTCGTCGAACTGCGCTCGTTCTGTCGGTCGCAGATCGCGGCCGCGTTCAATGTCCCGGTGCACATGGTCGGCGACGCGACGAAGACCTCCTATGCGAGTGCCGAGCAGGCCGACGCCGAGTTCGTGAAGCATTGCCTCGCTAACTGGGCTTCGCGGTTCGAGGAGGAGTGCGCGCGCAAGCTCGTGCGCGAAGGCGAGCCGATCGAGACGCACATCTCGTTCGACGCGCTCCTCCGAGGCGACCTCGCGTCGCGATTCGCGGCGTACTCGACCGCGCTGAACAATGGCTTCCTCACGATCAATGAGGTGCGCGAGCGTGAGAACTACGCGCCGATCGACGGCGGCGATGTGGCTCGCGCGCCCGTGAACTTGGCGATCGTGGATCCGAACGCCGGCAAGGCGGGCGACCAGTCGCCGCTCACGGCCCCGGCTCCCGTGCCGGCTACGGCTCCGACCGCTCGGGACTCGAGGGGACGCTACGCGAAGCGCAAGTCGAAGCGGCTCGCCGATCTCTCGCCCGAGGTGCAGGAGTGCGTGAGCAGCAAGATCGGGAAACTCATCGACGAGGGCTACGATCAGGATCAGGCCGTCGCGATCGCTATCTCGATGTGCACGGAGGCCGAGGGTGGCTGACTCCTTCGAGCCTAACGCCGGGATGCGCGAGGAGGCAGAGCGTGGCCTCGCGTGGCGGCGCGAGCACGGGCGGGGCGGGACGGAGGTCGGGGTCGCCCGAGCGCGTGACATCGCCAACGGTCGCGCGCTCTCGATCGACACGGTGCAGCGCATGGCCTCGTACTTCGCGCGGCACGAGGTAGACAAGCAGGGCCAAGGGTGGGCACCCGGCGAGGAAGGCTTCCCGTCGGCCGGCCGGATCGCGTGGGCACTCTGGGGAGGCGACGCGGGCCGCTCGTGGGCCACGAACATTCTCGAGCGCGTAGACCGCGCAG